TTTTAATTTCTTTTTTTTGTAACGGCATATACATTTTAAATATAATTTGTAAAATGATTTAAGAAAATATTTAATTAAATTATAAATGGTTTAAAGTTTTAATTTTATAATAAATTATAATGTCAACCAAAGAATTATTTATTAAAGCTTATGATTTATGCAATGATGACTCAATAGCTGATTTATTCCGATCTATTAATAAAAATAAAATTATATGTTTTGATAATAAAGATTGTAATTGTTTTTATTTTGATCCATCGATTAATTATTATAGAGTTATAACATCAAATGAATTATCACAAATTATTTGTAATGAAATAAAAAATTATATTAATAATGATAAAACATTTGATAATATAAAAATTACAGATTTTGATCGTGAAATAAAATCAGCTATTGAAAAAATTAAAACATTAAGTAAAGCGATTGGACAACATCAAAAACAATTAACAATTGTTAAAAATTTATGTAATAAAGTCTATGATGAAAAAATTAATATGTTTATGGATCAAAGACGTGATATAATAGCTTTTAAAAATGGTATTGTATCACTTCGTGACGGATCATTTAAAAAGTCAACAGATCAAGATTTAGTATCAATATATTTAAATTATGATTATAGTGAAAAATATGATAAAAAACAATATGAAATATTATATACAATTTTAAAACAAATATTTAATAATAATGAGGAAGAATTAAAAGGAGAACTATCATATAGAGGATATTCAATAACAGGTGAGACATGTAATCAAATTTTTATGTGTTATACAGGTTATACAGCTTCAAATGGTAAATCTTTTATTAGAAAATTAAATCATTATGCATTTGATGTTTATAGTGAAGAATTACCGTCAAAAATATTTGATGAAGGATTTTCAAAAGCTCATAAATATTTAATTGATTTAAAAAATAAAAGGATGGCATGGATTGAAGAATTTTCAAAAAATAAAAAAGATGATTCATTAATAAAATCATTAGTAGATGATGGGCAATTTAAAACAGAAGTGATGTACGGAACAAATACAACAATACCTATATTATTTAAAATTGCTAATTATGCTAATAATGATTTCTATGTTAATCCAAATGATAAAGGAATTATAAGACGTGCATATCAAACAAATTTAAATAATATATTTTGTAAGGGTGAAGAAGAATTTAAACATATGAAAAATAAATATCCAAATAATAAAAATATTTACATAGCAAATTTAGAATATGAACAAATGATAAAAAATGATTCTGTAAAATTGGCATATTTTCATATGTTATTACCTTATGCGATTGAATATTATAAAAATAATAAAGAAATTAAATTACATTCAAGCGTTAAAAAAAATGTATTAAATAATGTTGAAGATAATGATATATATCAAAATTTTATTAATGAATGTTTAGAATATACAGAAGGTGAATATATTAATAAGGATGTTTTATTAGATTCTTATCGTATCTATTCACATAGAATAGAGACACAATGGCAAACATTATTGCAAAATTTACAATCTCGACATATTAAATATAATTGTGATAAGAAAAAGGATAAAGTAAGAGGATGTATTGAAAATTATAAATTTAAAACATTTACAATTGATGAATCGCCATTAGATGACGGAATAAGTAATAATAATAATAATAATAATAATGATCTAATAAAAGAGAATGAAGAACTTAAAAATAATTATAATGAATTAAAAAAAGAATATGATATTTTAATGTCTGAAAAAAAAGATATTGAAACTAAGTATAATAATATAATAGAACAATATTTTAATAAAAATGATATTATTGATAATGTGTATATTAAATTACAAAATGAAATATTACAAGTTAAAAATATGTTTGATTTAAAATTATATGATCAAAAGATAATGATAAATAAAAAAGATAATATAATATGTGATTTAGAAAAGAAATTAAAAAAATTAAAGAAGAAATTTAAAAAAAATAAAAATTTAAATAATGATGTATTAAAAAATTGTATTAGTCCTTTAGATTATGGTATTGATTCAATGGAAACAACGGAATCAATAAATACATTTGATTCAACAGATACATTTGAATCATCATTTAGTGATGAAATTATTGTTAGTTCCAATGTAAAAATAGATAAAGAGTTGAATCCTATAAAAGTAAAAAAAAATAAAATTAAAAAAATATATCCTGGTTTTGAAAATTGCGAACTTGAGGACTTTTTAGATGTCCCGTATGAATAATTATTTTTTAACATCCTTTAATTTTGGTATTTTTTCCTTTTTGCTAATAATTTGTAATTTATTATTAGTATATGGTGTTTGTACATCATTATTTACAATATACATCAATGGAGCATTTGGCTTTATTATAATATTTGTTATTTTTTTAATTTTTGGATCCCATCTTATATCACTACTTCGAAATTTTCCGCTATAATTATTTTATAAAAAAAAATTAATTAAATATTAAACGGTTTAAAGTTTTAATTTTATAAAATATTATAATAGTATAAATATATAATGCCAAGAATAAGAAGAGTTGTAAATGAAACAGGACCAACTAATATATACAGAGATGCACCAGGTGGAAGACGTGAATTATTATCACAATATGCATTTCATATTACAGATGGTGGATTATCAAGAACTTTTTTAAATCATATAATGAATAAACCGAATTCATTTTTTAAGACATCATGGATAAGAGGTTTAATGAGAGATGATGTTAAAATATCAATTGCTGCAAGATTTGAATATCAAGGATGGAGAAGCGGAGGAAAATTTAGATCAATATTAGATGATTGGCAATTATACGACCCTTCACAATGGGAATATGATTATGGAGGCGAAGATATTGGAAATATAACAGATTTTAAAATATACATATATGAAACTGTAGATTAATTTTAATTTAATATAAATAATATAATAATATATTATTTATGGAAACAAAAAAACAAACTTATTACCAAAAAATGAAAGATATAAAAAATCGATATGAAAATAATGAACATGTATTAGATGATGAAATTAATAAAATGAAACATTTTTTTAATAATGTTAAAATTAATAGAGATAAACGAAAGGAAGCTAATAAGGAATATAGTAAAAAATACATGTCAAAAATGAAAGATATAAAAAATAGATATGAAAATAATGAACAGGTATCAGATGATGAAATTAATAGAATGGAACATTATTTTAATAAAATGAAATTATGTTATGATAAATATAAAAAAACAGATGATTATAAAGACTTATATAAAAAATATTATGAACAAAGTAAAGTTGAAAGACTTGAAAAAGCTAAAATTAAATATAATAATAAAACACAAGATGAAAAAACAAAATATTATTATGAAAATAGAGATGATATATTAAATAAAATGAGAGATAGATATATTAAACATCGTGATTTTTTATTATATTGTAATAAAAAATATTACGATGTAAAACAAAAGGAAAAATATAATGGATTATATGATTGTAGTAAACAAATATTAAATGATGTAATGACATTAAATTTAGGTTATAGTATGTAAAAATAATATAAACATAATATATATGTCATTTAAAAAGATAATATTTGTAAAAGGAAATAAGTATTTAATAGAACCATCAAAAAGAGAAAATAAAAAATATGATGTGCATTTAGTATTTAATAATAAAGAAATGGGAATAGGTGTTTTAAAAGATAATGAATTTGTAAAACGATATATTTGTTCATTCGGTGATTCTCGTTATGATGATTATACACAACATAAAGATGATTTAAGAAAAGAATCATATAAATCAAGACATAAAAATGATTACATTAATAATCCTAATTATGCAGGATTTTGGAGCTATTGGATATTATGGAATAAAAAAACTATTAATGAATCAATAAAAGATGTTGAAAAAAGATTTAAATAATTTATACTTGTATTATATACCATATGGAAGTATTCTCAATTATTTCAATTATTTTAATTTCAGGATTAATATGTGAAAGGATTTTAAAACATTTTAAAAAATCTAAATGTTGTGGTTATAGTGTTGAATTTGACACGAATGCATCAGCCCCAGATTTAACAAAAATATCAGAATATACAACAATTAAAAAATGATTATAACATAAATATTTATATTATAATTATGACGATCTCCAAACAATCCATGTAGCAATAGAGTCTTGATATGTTACAAAATATACATAGCCTTCAGTTAACGCAATATTAGTTCCTACAACACCATAATTAGTTTTAACCCCGCCGATTAAAACGCTTATTGTTATACCATTACCGACTTGTAAATAACAGTTATTACTACCTGATGTTTTGAAGGGTATTAATTCATATCTTACACCGTCTCTTAATCCATAAACTAAAACGTATATACAATCTGCGCTTGTGTAATTTAATTTTTGGACTCTATTATCAGTATTATTAGCATTAATAGTTCCAGTTCTACTTGCTAAAACATTACATTCATTTTTAATAGATACAAATTTATCAAATGTTATTAATGTATGTGTAAAATTTGCAGTTTGTGCTCCTTCATTACATATTTGTACTTGATTTTCGGCAATATTAATACCTCCTAGTGGTACGCCATCTGTATTAGATTGAATTTGTGGTGATGTAAGCGATGATGTACCACTTAATATAATTTTAGGAGTAGTTGTTTGTGTTGCTATTGTTGTTCCTGATGTTAAGCAATTCACAGCAGACGCACCATTACATATTATTCCAACATTACTTGTTGATTCACGACAAAAAACACCAGTTGTTCCAGTAGATCCATTTTTAATAGATAAGTTATTAAATGCAGGAGCGCCAGTATGTACATATCCATTTGAAGAAGTCATAAGTGATGAATTTATACCAGTTGATGTTATACCTAATTGTTTAGTTCCAGCGATAGATACATCTACTTCTTGAGTGTTAAAGTAAATTCCAGTGGTTGAATCACTAGCCTGTGATAATGTAGGAGCACTTACTGAGCCATCAATTAAATTATGAAATTGTGTTAGATCAGGCGCAGGATTTAAAACCCATAAAGCATTAGTACCATTATTACTTAAAATACGACCACTTACTAAACCATTAATAGTTGGTAATAATTCATTTTGTTTATATTCTAATTGTGTACCATTTGTATTAACACCTAATATATTATTAGCGTTTGTAGTTGTAAAAGGTGGTAAAATATTAGCAGATTCTACCGGATCAGTAAACTGAATATTATTATTTCCATCTGTTAAAATTGATACATCATAAAGTGAATTACTATTTATATTATTTAAAACTGACATATATAATATGTTTTATATATTATTTTTATATTTTAAATTTATTCAATTGGTACAAGTTTTAATGTCATATCTATAGCTGTATTATCACTTAATGGAAATAAGTTTCCGTATTGATCAATAACTGATATTCTTATTTTTGTTGGTAATGTTGACATAACCATTTGACCAAATTCTGGTATTGCTTCCTCTATATATGTATATGTATATTTTGGTTGATCTAATGCCAATGGACACCTAAAAACAATATTATTAAGATTTGGTATATCACTACATAAATTAACATTATTCACCCCATCAATTGTAATATAAAAATATAAATACGGATATAATTGAGGAGGTAAAGGAAATATTAATGTTGTCCCAGATGTTGAAGGTAAATTAAATGTTGAATCATAATTTAAACCTAATATATAAGCTAATCCGAATCCATGTTCTCCATTATATAAAGTGTTTGTATCATTTGCCAATAATGTAAAATAATATGTTTGTCCTCCAACAGCTGTAACTGTAGACCTAATAATATATAATCTATTTGTTATATCATCATATCCTATATTATAACTATCTCCTCCATATGTTCCAGCTACAGATGATGAATAATTATTTATTGCTCTTACTACATAATATGCTAATTGTGAAGCATTATAAGTTCCTTCAGATATAGTTATTGTAGTTGATGCCATAATAAAATTATCAGAAGTTCTCATAACTCTTAATCCTATTTTATTATAATTATAATTATTTGTTATTTGTGGTGACATATTAGGAAAGTAAATATTTTTAATATATATGTTGTATGATTTATTTTTATCAATAGGAAGATTTGTAATATCTAATACAAAATCATTAGTATTTCCTGATACCAAGTCCTTAGATTCACTATTAACAAATAGATAATTAGCTTTATCAAGTCTTGAAGCTTTTAAATTTCTAATCATAATATATAATTGTTATATATTATTTTTTTATATATTATATTTATAATGGAAGAAATTGATACAACACCAATAAAACCTGAAAAAGTTAAAAAATCATTAAGTGAAGCACAAATTAAAAACTTAGCAAAAATGAGAGAACAAAAAAAAATGAAATCCGAAGTTAAAAAGTTTATGGTTAATAATAATATGCCATTACCTAACGGTGAGACGCTGGGATATAAAAAGAAAAATAAAGAAAATACTATAGATAAATTAGATAATATACAACAAAATAAAGAAAATTTACCAAATCAAAATAATCCTATTGTTAAAAATAGCGATGAAATGAAGTATGACAACGACATTATTAAAAAAATAAATGATATACATTTATATATTGAAGATAAAAAAAATAAACCAAAAAAAGATAATGATGAAAAATTAAATAAAGTTGTTGAATACATTGATAATAAAAAATTAAAAAAATTACAAAAATTAAAAGAATTAGAAGAAGAAAATAAAAAAATTAATGAAAATTTAAACTATTATAATAATGACGATCAATATTATAATTATAGAAGTAATATGTTAAAAGGTATTTTTAATAAATAATATGTTTTATATTTAATATACTATTGTTGAATTATCCATTCCAATTTCTAATAATCTTTTATGTTGCACAGCAACCAAACAAGTATAATCATTAGCATCAGCTGCGTCAATTTGTAATTGAACTTGAATTAATCCTGATGTTTTTGATAAGTCAGCACCTGATAATGTATATTCATCATTATATGAAGATTTCGAAACATCAAAACCTAAAACAAAGTTAGTTGGTGAAGTCCAAAACCATTCTTGTTCAGCTACTATACTTCTATAACCAGTTATAGGATTACCTGGAATTCCAATAATTGTACTTGTTGCATTATCAGCGCTAATATATGTAGATGTTGCGGCTCCTGCATGATTATATCGTTTATCAACTCCATAATAAAAACCTTCTCCAATTTGTAATGGATATGAATAAATACCATTCAAATCTGCAGCTTCAGCATTCGCCCAATTTACAGCACCAGCACTTGTAAAACTAGCATTTCCATTAATAAGTGTTACTTGATTATTAGATACCCATTTTTGATTAGTATTTCCTAATATTTCTAAACTAGCATTTTGTGAAAATGCTTTTAATAAATATTGGTATGCTTCAGAGCATGGACCTTTGTCATTAAATACGATTGGAACATTTGGATATATAGCTCCGTTTATTGATAATCTTGCTTGTATTAATTTAGGACGTTGTAATCTATCATTTCCTGCATATGCTATATTATTTAATTCTGACGATTTAAAAAAAGCTAAAAATACACTTTGTATATCTGAAAATTGTGTTGAAACTGTAAAATTTTGCCATCCTCCAACTGATCCTTTTATACCAAATGTAGTATGATAATATGTATTAATTGGAATTGTTAAAGCATTAGCTGTTAAATATTCACGTAATGCTGATGAATAATCTTCACTAGTTTGAACATAATCAACATTTACTCTAACATCTGAAAGTACAATATTTGGAATAGTTGTTAATGGTTTCCATTTACATATAGGTTGTAATGTTGAAACTGCTTGAGCTGCAGGAGCAGCAGCAGCGATACTTTCAACAGTTCCAATTGATAAGAAGTCTAATACAGTTGATAAATATAATCTAATTTCAATAGATGATTGACCTCCTCCCATTAAATATGTAGGTATTAAACTTCTACAATTTGCTAACCCTAAATATCTTAAAGGAAATGATACTTGTACTTTATTACTATTAAATGTAGTAGCTGACGTTGTTCCTGTTAAAAATAATCTACTTTTTTCAACAACTCCCATATTCATTAACATTCCACCAGCACCAATACTATTTGCAAAGTTAGCATTATTTTGATGTGCATTACTTGCAGATTCCCACATTGAATACATATCTAATCTTTCCAATTCTGACCCATTACAATATACCGCTACCCTTGATAATAATGATTCAGCACTATCACCAGTGTAGCAAATAGCTGTTGGAGCTACAGCTATAGCACCATCAGCACCAACAGCAGCACCTAATAAGCAAGTTTTATTTAATTCAGTAATACTGGCTTGTGTAATATTGGCAGCACCTCCTGGAATATTTTGTATTTCTAAATTGCAAGTGATCCACATACTATTGAAATCAATACTCGAATTTTCATCATTTGGAAATCTTATAATAATTTGATTTTGTCCCGTTGATGTCATCGTAAAACTGGTTCCATTTTGTGGTAATACTTGTCGTTGTTGTTTGTTTATAATAACTTTATTTTGTTTTCTTACATCTCTAAATTGTAATTCGGTTGGTATGTTCATATCGTTTTCTGCCATTATATATATAATATATATATATAAAATAATTTTTTAATTTAAATTTATATATTTAAACTCCTAATGATGGTTTTATTTTAGTATATGTATTTAATACATTTCTACCTAATTCAGTTGATCTTGCTTTATCAATCATTTTATTATCTTTTGCTATATTTTCATATTTATTTAATTTATCTATAGCTTTATTAAATTTTCCTTCATATTTTGTTCCTTCTAATACTTGTTTTACATTTCCTTTTCCTTCTACAACATCAAGACTTTTTTTTAATGGATTTTTAAATTTATTATAACCTAATATTAAAGCTTCAGATTTTCCACCTGTTGCTTGTGCTGCATAAGATCGTAACTGACCACCAGTCATCTTATCGACAGTATTAACTACTTTTTCGCCAATTTCCATTCCTTTACGTAATCCTTTAGCTAATCCTTTAGTAAATCCTTTTACACTTTTAAAAAATTTCATCTATATATAATATATATGAATAAAAAAAATATAAAACCTATTAATCCTGAAAAGAAGAAAAAGAAGAAAGATATGTTATTAAATAGTGATGACAAGTTTTTAAAATTCATCTATAATAATAAAAAAATACAAGATATTAATGATGAAAATAAAAATAAAAAATAATATATAAATATAATATATAAATGTCTCAAGGAGAAGGAATTATTAACAAAATTACTTTAGAAGATTGGAATATAAAAGGTATAGAAGAAAAAACTCAATATTTAAAGGAAGCTATTACAATAAATAAAACATTAAAAGGAATTAAAGGTAAAGATATAACCCAAATTAAATCAAATCAAAAATCAGATTATTATGATAAAATATTTGAAAAAAATTCTAGTTTATTACAAAAAGATTTAGAATTTAAATTATCAGAAGATGAAGAAGAAGAAGAGGAAGAAGAGGAATCTAATTTACCAAAAACAAAGCAAACAATACAAACACAAGGTGGTCAAACACAAGGTGGAATGATACAATTACCACCTGACTTTGTCCAACAGTTAGCCGAAGCTATAAAGCTATCACAACAATCAAATATACAAAATGATATAGATGAAGAAGCAGATTATGACGAACCAGAAGAAGAAGAATTTAATCAAGAATATGCTACATCTGCAGATATACAAAATGTAGCCGGTGCTGTTCAACAAGTATCAAATCAATTAAATGATTATGTTAATCCATATAGAAATAAAACTCAAGAAGAAATAATTAAGGAATATGAAAAAATAGGAATGTTATATTATGATAATTTAAATGAATCAACAAAAGATGAATTAGGTGAAAGATTGAATTTTATTAAAAAAATTGAAGAACAATCTAAAGCTTTAGCACAATACAAAATGAATAATCCTCCGTATATTCAAAAAGATTTTGAAAGAGCAACTTTTGATATGTTCACTAAAGAAGGCGATAAAACACCTAAAGGTATACCATTATCAAAAACATATAAATTTATACAAAAAATTCCAGATATTAATATTAAATTTGATGTTAAATCAGGATTTTATAAATGTAATCAACATAATGAAACATATATAGCTAAAAATTATAAACTCGCTGACAAGTGGGCATCTCTTGGAGGTTTCCACATGGATGAATTACGAGAGCTTCGAAAGATTGCAATTAAACAAAATAATTTAAATGATAAATTCTACCCAATCTTCAAAGCTAGAAAATTATAAAATATATAAAATATATAGTTATTATATATGGAGTTACAAACTGAAAAGATTAATAATATTAAAATTATACCTCTACATAAAGATGTTGTTAATAAAGATACTATTCCTGAACCATTACCCAATTTTAAATCTAGATCAAATTTCATAATGAGTATTATAGCATGCACTGGAAGCGGTAAAAGTGTGTTAATTAGTAATTTAATACGAATATATTATAAAAATATATTTGATAAAATATATTTTTGTTCTTCCAATATATCAGATGATAATAAAATATATGATAATGCATATAGTAGTATAATTTTTGATGAAACTCGAATGTTTCAAACAATAGATAACGATGTAGCTAATTATATAAAATTAGATATTGAAAATGATGAAGAGTTTATAAATGACAAACCAAATTTTAAAGCGTTATTAATTATTGATGATTTAATAAGTGAAGTGGCTAATAAAAGGAATAAAGACTTGATTAAATTTATTTTAAAATCAAGACATTTAAATTGTAGTATTATTATTGTATCTCATAAATATAATTTATTACCTGCTATAATAAGAAATAACCTTACACATATAATATTATTTAGAACTAAATCAAATTTAGAACTTGATGCGATGTACCGTGGAATTATTGATATTGACTATGAAACATTTATAAAAATTTATCATGATGCAACAGGTGAAAATCATTCATTTTTATATTCAGTATTGAATAAAAATCCTCAATTGTATTATAAAAATTTCGATACGAAATATATCACTGATCAACCAAAAGAGAAGATAAAATAGCTTTATATATAGTCGGTAATTGATGTCTTATAATATCTAAAATTAAATTTGCTATATATCTATGTTCTGACTGTGTATGATTTGATAATCGAGCTTGTAAATAATGAATCCACGAACGAATATTTCCATTCATATAAATTCTACTTAATGTGCAAACTGGGAGTATTTCACGTGCACATTCATATGCTACACCTGCAAAAATCATGTTGTCGTATAGTTCACTCGCATGAGAGTATATATCAATGAATTCATTAATAAATTCCTTATTTTGTGGGTGAACATCTGATGATGATTGTCGATTTGTTGAACCTTTTAATCTAAATTCAGGAACGTAAATATTATTACAAAGTTTACTTTTATTTTGATACCTCATACTGAATTGTTGAAAACTAAATGATTTATGTCTTATGATCTGATTGATTACAAATAATGGAGCTGTAATTTCTACACACATATTACTCATTTCAAAAATTGACCAATGATTATTTTTAATACAATAATTTATTAACTTTGTATCTGTAGAATCCGGATGATCGGATGATACACGGGCACATTTCAAAATCATTTCTTCAGCATTCGGTGTGATCCAAATTAATTTTGTTCCTTGTATTAATAATGTATCAGTCATTATATTATTTAATTTATATATTTTTAAATTAATTTATATTTATTATTAAATAGGTTTAAAGAAATAAAATTATAATATATTATAATAATGAAATATTTTTTTTATAGTATTAAATCAAAAATAGATGATGAAATTGTATATATTGGATCAACTACAAATTATAAACGACGTATTAGTGAACATATGGGAAGATGTAAAAATGAAAACGATGATGCATATAATAAACCATTATATAAATATATAAGAGAGCAAGGAGGAATTGATAATTTCGAATTTGAAATTATTGAGGAAGTAGAATGTGATAATAAAAACGAATCTTTAGCGATTGAAAATAAATATATAGAACAATATAATTGTAAATGTAATAAGCGGAAGCCTGGTGCATTTTTAGATGCTGGGAGTAGGAAAGAATATATGAAACAATATCAAGAAGCAAACCGTGAAAAATTAAATGAATATATGAAAGAATACTATGCACGTAAAAAAGCCGAAAAAGTACAAAATATAACGATTAATAATAGTAGTAATATATCTATTAATATTAATTGAGTTTAAAAAATTTTTTTATTATATAGATAATTTATATAATAAAAATTATAAATGGAAAACATTGATAATACTATTATTATTTTAAATGACATAGTCGCAAGTGCACAACAATTAATATTTCAACTCGAGGACCAAAAAAAAAATACATCTGATATAAATACATCAGATTTAAAAAAAAAAGATTATGAATCAAATGATGACGCGAAGGAAGTATTGAAACCAAAAAAACCCCGAAAACCGAGGACAAAAAAAACAGTTGTATTAATTGATGATAGTGATGATAAACCATTAGTAGTACAAGTATAAAATTAATTTGCACTATGAGGTAATTTTATCATATAATCAAGTTCATCAGTAGGACAATTCTTTTTATGTTTATTAGTCTTGATATGTCGTGCTTTATGTGTTGTAAGGTATTCGTGTTTGCACGCTATACAATAAAAATATTGTTCTTTAAGATTATTTTCGTAATATCTTTTAAAATAATCAGGATTTCTTAAACAAAATTCTTTAAATCGTGCTTGTTTCAATTGCTTATTTATTATACTTTGTTGTATATTCATATTATCATTCTCTTCATCTATAATATTATTATTCATTAATAATATT